GCGGTGCGCCGATAGCTGTGGCGGTCCCGGTCCCGGAGGATGCCCCACCCCCCGACGCGATCGACTGCGCGGTGGAGCCCACTGCGGTGGCCGTCCCGATGCCGGACGACGAGCCAGCCGCGCTGAATGTGGCTGATGCGGTCGCGGTCGCGGTCGCGAGCCCGGAGCTGCTGCCCGGACCTGCAGCAATGCTGGCGCCGGTTCCTGTGCCGGTTCCTGTGCCGGTTCCTGTGCCGGCTGCCTCGGAGACGATTGTCCCAGCTGCGCTGCCGGTTCCGGCCCCGCTTGAAGACCCGTCAGCAGGCTGCGGACTCCCAGCTATGCCGGTTGCTGTGCCGGTTGCTGAAGCGCTGCCCACTGCGCCTGGCTCGACCAAGATCGGCACAAACAGTCGCTGGTAGGAGACCGTCACCCCGGATGCCTGCACCGGGACGAACATCCGCTGGTAGGAGACCGTCACCCCGGATGCCTGCACCGGGACGAACATCCGCTGGTAGGAGACCGTCACCCCGGATGCTCGCACCGGGGTGAACATCCGTTGGTAGGAGACGCTCGTGGTCATTTAGGTGGCCGATTCCCAACCCAGCTCGAACCCTGCCGTATTGATCTGCGCGTAGGTCAGGTTGTACGAAACCGTAAACGGCGCGAACCCGGCACCCATACCGGAGACCGCGCTGCTCGACGTGTCAGAGCCGCTCTGGCGGATCACCGACTTCAGGTTGGCTGGGGCCGATCCGTCGTTCTTCGCGCGGAAGGTGTGACGGCTCTCCGCTCCGACAGTCAGGCCCGAGATCGCAGGAAGGTCCGCCATCGCGAACGTGGTCTTCTGCGCCGCTGTGCCCGACGAGACCAGCGTGGCGTCGCTCAGGATTGCCTCGTTGACGTCGGTGTACGCGCCGATCATGCCTGCGTTGCTGCCCACGCCGCTGGCCTTGAGGCACCCCACGAACGAACCGACCAGCCCGATGCCGATCGTCGCCATGACCTGCGACACGATGAAGGTGACAGAGGTGTTACCCACGAAGTTCACGTTGTCGACGCGCGTGAGCAGTGACATGGAGAAGGTGCCGGAGAACTGGTAAACGTTATTGAGGAGCATCTGGTACGTGTGGGCGGTCCCGGCTGCGTCGATGGTCAGGATCAGGTTCCACGTAACGAGGCCCGCCGGGATCGTGATGTCGAACCCGATCTGGGTCCACACAGGAGACGCGAGCGTGCCCGAGTTGTACTGGAGCCGCAGTGTGGAGGTGGTCTGCTGGAGCGCTCGCAGGACCGGCTGGTCCGAGTTGTTCGACAGCTGCATCAGCACTGCGCCGGAGCCCGCGCCTGAGGTGTTCGTGTCCCACCGCACCTGGAGTGTCTCGCCAGTCGTGGCGTGGTCAGCGGCACCTGAGCCGTCCGTGAAGTCGCAGATGACTTTGGATGTGCTCGCAGAGCTTATCGAGATACCTCCGTCGGTGTAGGTGGAATTAAATGTGCCTGCAGTGGTGGTGTCCAACACGGTGCCGACGTTGCGGGTAAACCCGGCCTTCACCCCTTGGTACAGGTATCGGTTAGCCATGCTCGCCCCCCTAACCGAACAAGGCACGCATGCGGCGCGCTTTCGCTCGGTTCATCTGCTGTCGCACAAATTCGGGGTCGGTGCGACCCTCTGCGTACGCGTCGTTGACCGCGTCCTCCATCGCCCCGCGGATTTCATTCGCCGCCGGCTGCATCCAGCCGTTTCGGAAGTTGACTGAGATGCCCACACCTTCAACGATCTTGGGGTACATCCGCTCCGCCGAAGGGCGCAGCATGTCGGGCAGCCCGGACGCGATCGCGCGTTCTTCGAGCCAGCGGTGCGAGTAAAACCGAATGCGGTTCGGGAGTGACCGGGTCTCGGTACGTGCCCGGTGCATCACGATCTCAGCCTTCTCATAGGTCTCAGGCTGGGGCATGTTCGGCGAGTGCTTGTGCCAGTACCGGCGACACCCCTCGACGTCACCAGCCTCCAGCAGATTTCGGAGCGTCCGGCCGTCCACCGGGCTTAGCTACCCTTGACGCGATCCGGGCATTTCACCGAGATCTTGCCGGCCTTGCCCACGTCGACAGAGCCGACGCAGCGTTCGGTCTCGACATCGCCGCGGTAGAACGTGATCCGCGTGATCTCGATCTTGCCGGAGTTGAACTCAGCGGTGTCACCGTTGCCGCTCGATTCGCCCTCGTAGGCGACGCTCTCGGTCGGCCAGCTCTGGACGACGTTACGCTCCTTGGTGACAACGCCTTCGTCGTCCTCAACAGAGCTGTGAGCCGATTTGGTGCCTTCGCTTGCAGCGTACGCGCGGTAGCGGTCAAACTTCATGGTCGGCTCCTTAGTCCAAGGTCAGCGTGGTGGCGGTAGTCAGGCGCGGCGTGACACCGTTGCCTGACACGATGCTTGGCGTGATGGACCCACTCATGTGGATCGCTGTCGCGCCGCCGCCGGTCTTGCCGGTCGAGAAGTAGGTGTCAGTGCCGGAACCGCCGGTCCCTGCCGGGAAGTCGATGTTGGCGACCGGCGAGCACGAGCCTGACGTAACGGTCCAGCCACCCGTGGTGCGGGCGACGTTGACGCGGGCGTAGCTGGTGTACGCGGCTTCCGACGTGGTCTGGTCACCAGCCTCACCCGGATCAGCAGTGTGCAGCGCCACGGCGATGTTGGTGTTCGGCGTCGACGCCGCGTTGTCGGCGATATTCGCCCACGCGGTGGCGGTGAAAAGCAGCGACAGGATGGCATTTTCAGCCGCATTTGAAAAAGACATCAGGAAGCCCCCCTACTGTGCGTAATTGACATTAGCGTACCGGGTCATGTTTTGCCCAGCAATATCTTGCATCGACACACCGAGCGGTGACTTGATCGCACGCGCGGTGGCCGACGACATCAGTCGCCGCTGCATTGCGCCTGGCACGCTGTTGACCAGATTGACGCCCGGATTGTCTGCGTCGAACTTCTGCGCCTCCTGCATCAGCTGCGCCGCAGTAGCGGTGTCGCGCGAGAGCAGCGCCTTGACGATTCCGTCGCGGATCGTGCCCGCCTGACGCGCGATCGAGCCCTGACGCGCCGCCTGATCGCCGCGCGCTTCGCTGTACTCGGCCTTCTCTGCCGGAGTGATCCCGAGCAGCTGCCAAACCATTGCGGCGGCTTTCGGGGACATCGGGAGCTTGTTACCCTGCCCGTCGATGTAGCCGTCGCTGGTCATGCGGTACGCCTCGATCGGACCCTTGAACGCGACCGGCATCATGTCCTTCATACCGCCGAGCACATCGCCGTCCGCGATCTTTCCGCCTCCGGTGATGATGTTCGAGAGCATGCTGGGTACCGCGCCGAGCGAACGACCGACATTGGCGTCCACGGCGTCCTTCCACGGGCGGCGGTCAGCGAAGAACTCGGAGCCCGGGATCAGGTTCTGCTCCCCGGCGCGGCCCGACAGGTCGAACCCGAGCGCACGAGGAATACCGCGACTGATTACCTCGGCGACGTCCTTGCCCATCACGTCGGAAATCCAGCCGCGATAGGCAGCGGTGATGTCGAACGGATCGTCGTCACCGTCCATGCTGTCGACCAGCCGCTCAAGCACCGACGCGAACACCGTCATGAACGGCAGGCCGAGCGTGCCGGTCAGAGCGACCATCGCGGTCAGGTGACCAGCAAGGAAGCGGCGAGCCTCCTGCGCGCGCTGCTTGGTCGCTTCAGGGCTCTCACCGACGCGCGGACGCCCGGCAGCTGCGACGAACTCCGACATCAGCTTCTCGGTCATCTGCACGCTGTACGACATGAACTGGGTGACGATCGGCGTGACCGGACCCAGCACACCCTTCTTGCCCAGCGCGCGGGCCGTGTTCCAGCTCTGGTAATCGAGCATGCTTTCGCTGACGACCCCGGTGGCATATGCCGCCGAGCTGTCCAGATCGCCTTTGTGGAGGTCGTTCGCAGCCAGCGCGGTCACGAGGCGGCTGTAGGTTTCCGAGTACATCCCCAGCGCCGAGGCGTACTTGAGGGTGGCGTCGAGCTTCGACCCCACGCGGTTCTCGCTCACCTGCCCCAGCGAGCGGGCCTGAGAGCCGATGTCGATGGTGCCCGAGGCGATCATGCGCTGTGCGAACCGGGCCACCTCAGGGGACAGCCCAGCCTTGGTCAACACGCTCTCGGTGATCGCGACGTTGGCCCAGTTCTGCGGACCCAGCTTCATCGCTTCGTCGAACGCGGCTTTGAGGATCTTGGTGGCATCACCCGATGCGCGGCGCATCGCGTGGAAGGAGCTGCTGTAGCCGTGCTTCTTCGCTAGCTCCGGCAGCGCCACGACGCCCAGCTGCGACAGGTTGATAGCGGCGTAGGCGGGAGACAGCCCAAGGAAATACGAGTGCGCCAGCGCGCGGACCTTGTCGAAGCTGTCGGCGAAGTCGTTGTTCGGCGTGGTCGCGTCGCGGGCCTTCACCTCGGCGAGCAGGTCATTGAGCAGCGGCTGGTCCGCCGTGCTGTCCCCACTCTTGGCGTCCTCGACCTCGGAGCGCATGTTGACGAACGCCTCGGCGAAGCGCGGCGCAGATGCGACGTTGGCGATGCTGATCGAGCCTACCCGCCAGCGATGGGCGAAGTTGCGGATCATGTCCTTCTTGTAGCCCGGGACGGTGTACCGCTTGGCCAGCACCTTGCTGATCGAGTTGTCCGGCTGCGCTTCGAGCCATGTGTCGAGCGCCAGGCGCACTGCCTCGTCCTTGCGCTTGGCCAGCTCCTCCTTCGCCTCCGGGGTCATGCCCGGCTCAGGCGTGTAGATCGGGCTGGCTTCGAGCGCCTCGATGTAGTTCTGCACGAACGCCGGGAATCCGTCGGTCTGCCCGAAGTTATTCTCGCGGCTGCGCGCACCGGCCTTGACCGCGTCCTTGAGGTCGCCTTCGAGGTGACCCTCGGCGTGCAGCACCTTCATCACTTCCCGGAACTTCTGGGTCTGGTCGTTGCTGTCGAAGCGCATCACGATCTTGGGGACCGTGTTGTCCTGACTAATCTGCACGTCATCGAACCCGGCAGCCTTGATCGCCGCAGCGACACGCTCCAGCGACGCCGGGTTGACCTTACCGTCCGCCAGCGTGCGCACCTTGGCCGACGCAAAATAGTCGCCGAAGCGGCCGAGGTGGAAGTACGGGGCCTTCTGCATCGCCGCCATCGACTCGTGGATCGCGCTGATCTGCATCTCGATGGGCGAGAGGTGGTTGCGCATCGACTGCTTGTCGTTCTCGCTCAGGTCCGCGACCTCGCCCTTCTTCGCGTTCACAAAGGCCACGGTGGCGGCGATCTGGTCTAGCAGCGTCTTGTTCCACCAGTCGCGAATCTGCGCCCCGGTGGTCAGGCCCTGCTGGTTGAGGAACGCCTCAGTCGGGTTGGTCAGCGCGCCCTGCACACCAGACTTCAGCTCAGGATCGAGCGCCACGAGGTTGTGGAGCCCGGCAGCCAGCCGCGCGTAGTTCTGAGCCTCGTTGTACTGGCGGAACTGCTGAAAAAGCTGATACCCCACACCGTTGTTGCGGCTGAGATCGTTCTTGAGCTTCACCGCGGCGTCGTAGATCGGCTTGACCCGCGCCTTGTCCTTCTCGGCAATGTGCTCGTGAGCATCCCACGGCTTGTCCGGGTCGACCTGAAACTCGGTCGTGGTCGCCATCAGCTGGCCTACCCACTCGGCAGCGTTCTTGTTCTCGCGCTCCAGCTTCTCGAAGTTCTGGTAGACTTCGTCACCCATCGCCTCGAAGTTGCCGCGAACAGCGTCCCGCCAGCGGTGCGCGTCGGTGTGCTGGATCAGCCCCGGCATGGCCCGGCCCCAGATGCGGTTGATCTGGTTGGTCGACAGCCAGCGCATCATGGTACGCCGCGCCTTGATCTTGAAGTCCGCCGGGACGAGCTTGTCAGTGTACTGCGTGGCTGCCGCCGCGAAGTCCTTGAGCGTGTTGTTGGTGGCTTCGGCAGTGCGGTTGGCGGCGCTGTTGCCTACCTCGCTCGCAGCTGCCTGAAGCGGGACCGTGTCGAATCCGTCAGGGTTGTTGCGCGGCAGCGTGTTCTGGATGTCGCGCTGGCTGGCGCCCATGATCTTCTCAGACACGCGCAGCAGCTCGTTCAGCGCCGAGTTGTACTTGACGTCGATGCCGAGCAGCTTGCCCACCAGCGAGACCAGCCGGCTCCAGACCGATTCGCGCGGCTTGTACTCGATCGAAGCGAGGTACGCCTGCATTTCCGGGTTGGTCAGGCCCCACGCCAGCACTTCGTCCGGGTCGGCGAGCGAGTTGTTCTCGCGCTGGAAATACTGCTTCTCGAACTCGTTCAGATCGCCTGACTTGGCGCGGGCGTTGAAGTGGTCGATGATCGAGTTGCGCAGCGCGTTGAGGTCCTTCACCGCCCGGCCAAGGTCAGACGTCTCGCTGATCTTCAGCCCCTGACGCATCGCAGCCATCGTGACCGCGTGGATCATCTCATGCCCGACGACTTGGTGGTTCACACCAGCATCGAGCCCGGTCGACGAACCCTTGACGTAGACCACAGCTTCGTTGGGGTTGTAGAACATGTTGGCGAGGCCGCGCACGCCCATGTTGTTGAGCCGCACCGGGACGGTGTCCCCCACGTTGGCAACGAAGAAGTGGAAGGTGACGCCTGCCTTTTCGAGCTTTTCCTTGAGCCCGCGCACCATCTTCATGACTTCGCGGTAGTAAGGGCTCGGGGCGGTGTCGATCATGTGATCGAGCGCTTCGCCGAAGGTCTTGCCGGTGATGGCCTGCTCCAGCGCAAGGTCGTTCTCGCCGAGCATCCGCTTGAACGGCTTAGTCTCGGCGGCTGCCTTGCCGTCAGGATCGAACGACTTCATCAGGCGCGAGACCTGATCGACCTTACCCTCGTCGAGCAAGGCGTTCATCTTTGCGGCGCGCGCCTTGGTGATCGCGTTCTCGCTCTCGGCCAGGCGCACGAGCTGGCGCAGGTCGTAAGCCTTGACCGCCGCTTCGGTCTGGGTGCGGTCGACAGCCTTCCCGACCCCGGCTGCTGCTGCAGCCGTGGCATCGCCGCGCATCTCGACAAACGCAGGCTGGCCACCACGTGTGGGCATCGGCGAGAATGCGACCGGCTCTGTCGCACCTGTGCGTTCCTTGAACAGCGTCTTGCCGCCCTGCACAGCTTCCACTGCGCGGCCGAGTTCCTCGCCTGAGACACCGTCGCGGGCCATGCGGCGCAGAGCTGCTACATCACTGTCGTTGACTGTACGCAGGTCCATCGTGTCAAGCATCGCGTTGAGCGACTGGGTGTGCAGCTGTCCCGGAGCGAGCTTGGCCCGCTCGATGGTCTTGGCGTCGACAGCCTTCGCGGTCCCACGGCCTTCCTGCCGGTCGCGGATTCCCTTGGTCTGCGCGGCGGTCTTGACCTCGCCGTTCGCAACGAAGTCTTTCGCCCAGACCTTACCTGCGTGGTACGCAGCCATTTCGTCCATGCCGGTGAAGGTAGACTGCGTCTGACCTGCGAGATGATCGCGCACACCGCGATCGAACTGCGAGGCAGCCGCCCCGACGTAGCCGTTGTCGGCTGCTGCCGATGTCGTGGCTTCGAGCCCCTGAGCAGACTGCAGAAATACGGTGCGCCCCTTGGGGGTCACATCCATCGCGTCGTCGTTGGTGATGAGCCCCAGCCGCTTGCCGAGCTGCTCGACCCGGGTAGCGTCCCCGGCGCGCTTGGCAGCCCCGGTATCGTCCGCCAGAGCGGCCATCACGTCCGCCGGGGTGTTCAGCGTCTTGAGGTCTCCCTCGCGCTGTACACCGATAGCTTTCTTGGCTTCCGATACAGCGGCCACATCCTCGGGCGCAGGCGCTACCGGCGTCGCAATCGCGGGCGGTGCGGCGGGAGCCTCGGCAGGAGCTGTAGCAGCGGGGATCGCTTCGCCCTGCTGGACCGGAGGCGTCGCCTGCTGCTCAGTGTTCGGGTCGAATACCGAGCTGACCTCGTTACCATCTACGGCAGCCTTCTCCGCCTCAAGCACACGCGCGAAGTCGGTCGGCTGCTGGTTCTCGTCGAGAATGCCGAGGCGCTGAGCGAACTTGGCGGTGTTGGCCTTGGTGTCCTGCTCGACAAATATCTGGTCGTAGACCTTGCGCGCAAGATCCATCTCGTTGGTCGCGGTGACCTCGTTGACGAATCCGCCGCGCAACCCCTTCTTCAACCCCGAAAGGTGCGAAGCGAAGTCGTCGGAGACGTTCGGCTGATACAGCGGAGAGATCGCAGGCTGCGCCGACAGAGCAAAGCCCGGAACCGGAGCCTCAAGGCGCGTCCCGTCCAGACCGCGGCTGAGCGCAGTGCCAGCATTGAGCGGTACTGTAGGTGCGGCGCTGCGTGCGTCGAGGATCGCCTGGACCGCAGGATCGAGGTTCCCGAGATGCGAGTTCGGCACCTCGCCCAGATCGAGCGGTGGTGGGCTCTGGCGCGGCAGGTTGGAGAGCACTGCGGCGGTCTGGTCCACAGGGTGTGGCGCGTCGGTGACCTGCCCGACGATCGGCTCTCCTGCAGGCTGTGCCCGACCAGCGGCGTCCACGACGACAGGCGGGGCGAACTGTTCCGGTGAAGGCAGCGCGAGCTGAGCCGTCCCGCTCGGGTTGACCCGCGAGACCCCGTCGGGGCCGACGTGGAAATCGGCCGGCGCCGGAAGCGCCAGCTGCGGCTTGACCCCGTTGATGGCGTTGTCGATGTCAGCCGTCATGTCGTCAGGCGTGACTTCGTGCGCAGGCTTGGAGTTCGAGTGGGTGTTGCGGAAGCCGCCAGCAGCGCCCAGCACACCACCGATGGCGAACGCGGTGACAGCTGCGTTGACGTATTCCTTGACCGCGTCCGGGGTCGTCAGGTCCTTACCAGCAGCGTAGCGCTCACCGACCTGCTGGCCCGCCTCGGTTACAGCCTCGACACCGGCAGCCTCGCCCACTGCTTTGGCAGTACGCGTCAGGAAGCCGCCAGCGAACGGTGCGAGCCCGAGTGCCTTGCCCGCGAACGGCAGAGCGCGTGCGACTGCGCCCTCACCCAGAGCATCCGACGCGGACTGGAACGGAGCGACAACCAGCGAGCGGACAGCTGACTGGTCGCTGAGACCGCCGCTCTCCTGCACTGCCCGGTCGACGTTGGAGCCAATGAACTGGGGTGTACCGAGCGCGGTCGCACCGATAGCGGCACCCTTGAGCCCGCCGACAGCGCCGCCGACCGCACCACCGGCCAGACTGCCTGCCATGAACGGCAGCATGCTGATCGCGTTTTCGCCGACGAACCGCCCGAAGCCCACACGGCCAGAGGTAAGGTCGTCGACGCTGGCTGCCTGCGGCCCGGTCGTCTGCCCGAGGTGCTGCTGGTAGACCTTCTCGTCTTCAGGCGCGAGATCGCCGCCTGCCTTGCGCAGCGCGTACGGCACGCCGTAGCGAATCTGGTTGATCGCCTGGCTCGCTGCGTTGGCGAGCAGTGCACCATAACCGGCGCGCTCCGTAGCCGGGCCGGAGTAGGCGTGCTCAGGTACGTAGACGCCCCCGATGGTAGGCACTTACTGCTCCTGCTGGTCTGGCGACGGCAACATGTTCGCTTGCGCAAACGACAGCGGGTTGGCGACCAGCCCGGTGTTGCGCATGAAATAGTCGTACACGGCCTTGCTGTTGGCTTTGTCCAGCGCAAGATCGTCGATCGTTCCAGCGTCCCGGGCCTTCTTCGCCGCAGCAAGATCAGCTTGGTACATGCCCTCGGAGAGATTGCCGGTCTGACCGAGCAGCGTCTCCTTCGGTCCCACCGGCTTGGCGGGAGCCGGGAGCATGCCGGAGATGGCCTGCGCAGCGCGCATGGTCATCGGGCGGTTCAGCAGGGTGTCGAGGTGCGCGAGCATCATCTCGTGCGGCGTGAGCGGCGCAGACACGGCATTGCGGCCTGCCGCCAGCGAGGCGGTGACCGGGTCGACAGCGGCTGGAGCAACCGTCGGCGGCACCATCGGGTTGACCGTGGGGTCCTGTCGACCCGCGTAGGACAGCCCGGCGAGGCCCAGAGCCCCTGCCACCTTGGCTGCGCCCATCTTGGTGATGCCGCTCGGCATCGCCTCGGCGACCATGCCCTTCGCGATGCCCACCTTGGACAGCGGGACAGCCGCGCGAACCCCAGCCAGCGCCTCCTTGCCTGCCTTGAGTGCGATACCGCCGCCGTAGACCGTGCCAACAGCCTGCGCCGCATCACCGAGAAGCCCGGCACGCACGCGCTGGGCGTGCTCGTAGTCGGCGACACGCTGATCGCTCGCGCCCGTGACCATCTGCGCGACCTTGTTGGCCCCGCCGAAGCTGAGCGCATTGCCGCCAATCGCGGCCAAGTCCTGCAGGTTCTGCCCCCAGCGGCTATACCACGGGAGTGCGTCGTGCGCGGCGGTAATTTGTGCGTTCGTCGGCATCTCAGCTCCCCCAGCCCCATCCGCCGCGTCCGAAGCCCCACTGCATCGGAGCGAACAACTTTTGCATCACCAGCTTGCGGGCCTCGCTCACGTGCTGGTCGAAAGTCGCCTTGAAATCAAGCGCGCGTTTCGCCGAGCCCGCGTCGTCGTCGACAACGCGGAGCGCGAGGTACGCCGCCCAGTCGAGCATTTCGATGTGGTGATCCTCAGGGATCTCGGCCTGCTGGCTCGGTGCGTTGACTACGAACTTCTCAAGCGGCTTGCGGATTACGCGCAGCCGGAGCGTCGCCACTTCGGCGGGTGCTGGGTAGACCCGGAGCGTGACCTGCGCGGTCTGGTCGGACCCGTCGTTGCTGATCCCCTCGTCGGTCGAGTAGGCCAACGAGGGTCCCGCAGGCAGGTTGGTGACAGACGCTGGATCGGTCCAGCTATCCGAAGGCGCGCGGTACGCGCCGAGCATGGCGTGGCCCACGCGGTTGAGGTCGGCCTGCTGGCTTTCGTTCTTGACGCTGAGCACCGCGATCACGGACTCGTGGAGCGGGTAGATCGTCTGTCCCGGGACCAGCGTGACCTTGGTCACCTCGTCGGTCACGCTGTCACGAAGCACGAGGCCCTGCACGGCAAACCGGCGCTGGGCCTCGTTGATGTAGGTGACGAGCGTCTGGTCAGACCAGAGGTAATCGGACGTCCCACCAACGCGGTCTGTCCGATCGTTGAGAATGGACTCTCGCAGCAGTTGCAGCAACTCTCCGAGGTTCATTCCCTATCCCCCTCTGGGTCGATCCCCTAGTCGACCAAGCGGTACGGGTACTTCATCCGCTCGCGATAGCCAAGTACCTTGAGCGATTTACTGTCGGTGACCGGCGCGGACATCTTGGCGTCGTTAAGAACGCCGAGGACGAAATCGGGCACGTCCACCGGGGTACCGGGCTGGATCATGTAGCCGCGACCGTTGTGGCCGACGAACAGCCCGGTCGGCGGGATGTCGCTGTTTTCTTCGAGGATGATCTTGGTGTAGCCCAGACCGGCGTTCTTGAGCGCCTTCTTAGCTTCCTTGCTCAGCTCGCCCTCGAACCGGGTCGGGATGCCTGCAGGGACCTGCCCTTCGGTGCTCGGCGCTTCGGCCACCACGGTGGTCACACCGGCTGTGGCGAGACCTTCCATGAACTTGGCCATCTTGTTGATGGTGTCTTCCATCCCGGCGATGCGGGCCTCGGTGTCGCTCGGGGGCGCAGCAGCGGCAGCCGCGATGGCCTCGTCGCTGAGCGGCGCCTGGCCCTCCATGTGACCGTCGGGCGGAGTAGCCGCCTTGGCGATTTCGGCCGCACGCGCTTCAGCAGCTTCCTTGCCGCGGACCTTCTCGATCCCGCCTTCTGCGGTGATGCTGGCATGCTTCAGCTCGTAGAAGCCACCGCCGAGCGGAGTCACGGTCACGCCGTCGATTTCGTAGCTATCGCTCATTTCATTGCATCCTTTGCCAGCTGGTCGAATGTGGAGGTGTAGGTGTCGACGGGGAGAGCAAGGTCAATCGCTCCGTCGAGGAATTTCAAGAGCTGCGCCTTCGTCTCGAACTGGAACTCCACGTTGGGGTCCTTCCAAGGAGCGCAGCAGTCCGAGGACTTGTCCCGGGCGTCATTCTCTTTCTGAATCGCAGGGTCAGTGCAGGAAACCTCGAAACCGTCACGCTCGCGCTCGATCCGGATGCTGCTGTAGCCCATCGTGGTAAGTTCCCCTCGCATGCTTGTTTGACCGGATGTGGGCGGAGCGCAACAAGTGCACCCCGCCCCGCCCCCGAGCCCCCCGGCTCAACCGAAAGCGACGTAATAGAACGCCTTGGTGTTGATCGCGATCGCCGCGGGGATGAAGAACCCGCGATACGCGTCCTGCGAGCCACGGATCAGGATGCCCGCAGCGTCGTCAGTCATGGTGCCTGCTGCGACACTCTTCAGCGCGTGACCAACGGCCATGTCTGAGAAGATTTCGTAGACGGTGCGGTCGGTCAGGTTGATGAGCCGGATCATCCGGGGCTTGAAGCCCACGGCGACATCGACATCAACGCCTGTGCCAGTGAACGAACCAACTGCGGTGTTCGAGATGCCGCCGTCGTTCGAGGTTGCAAGATCGGTAGCCATTTTCTTAATCCCCCTTCAGGAAACTTGGACGTTGGGCGGGACCGAAGCCCCGCCCTCCGGCGATTAGTTGGTGGCACCAACCTCCAGGCGAACCATGAAGGCTTCCTGCAGGATGACGGTGGCGGTCCAGAGCTTCCAGCCCACGGTGCCGCGCTGACCGAGCGGATCGCCCGCAGCAGGCTTCGGGTTGACGACCATCGGGGTCATCGCGCTGTTGCCCTTCAGCGGGACGATGCCGAAGGCGTCGCGCGCGAAGTAGAGGACCGGATAGACGTCGATGTTGACGCCGCCCGTCGAGCGAAGGGTCGGAGCCGAGGCGATGACCACACCGGCAGCGAGGAAGGGCTTGGCCACGGTCGTAGCGACGTAGCGGACCTGCTCGACCGAACCGATTTCACCTTCCCACGGCGACATGTGCGGGCCGTAGTCCGACACCGGCTTGAAGCCGGTCATGTCGCGGATGTCGGTTTCGAGATCCGGGTGGACGACCGCCACATAGCCGGCTTCCACCGACTTCGTGCCGTAGTCAGGGCGCGAGGCAACCACCGTGGTGATCTTCTTCGCGTTCTGACGGTTCA